ATTAATCCTCTTGGCCATTTGATTCTAAACTCTGTATTCTTTTCAAGATCAGCTTCCATTAATTGTAATCTTGTGTGATGAGAGTTTTGAGTTTCAATTAAACCAAAATAAGCCCAGGTTCCTATTGCAACCAGACCTATTAAACTTGCAACTGTCTTCATTGGCATCTGCACAGCTGCCTCTTCCGAGATATTTAATGGTTTATTACTCATCTAGGGATGTATCCTGGCTGTAAGAAAAGAGCTATTAATACAAAAGCTATAATCAATGCGCCTGTAAAATAATAATTCATCCTACAATACTCCATGATTTTTACTTCCAAAATAATAATTTTTTAAACCAAGCCTTAATCCAATTGTGGTCCGATGTTACTTTTTCCCATACACAGTCACAGAACTTACATTCTGCAATACCTCTATGCCTGTGTCCACAATCCTTACAAATGCTGCTCATTATAGTAACCCTATGATTATTAACACAACAATAAGTGTGAAGATTCCAAAATGCCAATTCAATAATTCTTTTGGATGAAATAGGCTAGGATTCATTATTACATTATATAAAAGACGTAGTTGATCAGTAGTAAAAGACCACACCTTCCCTAATATATTTTTTAATTTATCCATAAGTCCTCCTTAATCGTTAGTTTCGTCTAAATTTTTCAGCTTATAGTCATAGCTACCTTCTTCATGTTCGTCGGTAATCCATTTAGCTGAATTTTCTACGGAGTATATTTTACTAGTAACTAGTCTGTTGATCAAGTTTTTATTTGGATCCACACCCATGGATGCATCAAACATTTTAAGTCTATTATTGGGCTGTATTGCGAAGTTTCCATCCTCTAATTCTAGCACGTGACCACATTTATGTTGATCAGGTTTCTCTGCATAACCAAAATTCAATTCATTAAAATCTCCTGCACACCAATCAATTGTAAATAAATACTTACCTTTACGTTTTACTTTACGTCTTGAAGTGTATTGCATAGTAGCACCAGCTAATTCATAAAAAGTTGTAACACTTACATTATAACTAAAGCTATCCCACATCACTACTTCATCTAATGGAAGTTCTTTTACACCAGGTTTGGTGCAGAAAGCTGTAATGGGTGCTCTCCACCATAGGCCGCCATCTTCCATTAAAAAATGAAACAGCGGTACTCTATTTGGTATAGAACTAAAACCAAATACTCCTACTTCAAAATATTTATCATGTGAATCTTTTTGATCTCTTAGATAGTTGCCCCTAACATAACACTCTATGACAGGTATGTTCGCATTTAAATAAGCCATAATCAACCATTAATATCTCCCCAAGTGTTTGCTAATTCACAGTCAACTTTGTTAGGGACTTCCAAAGTAACTGCATTCTGCATAATCTCAACAATTTCATCTGCTTGTTTTTGATCTTTTACAGAAATACAAAGTTCATCGTGAATTTGTACGTGTGCTATTATACCATTTTTATATAAATCTAACATGGCTTTTTTTGTCATGTCAGCAGCACTACCTTGTATTAATTTATTAAGTGCTTTGTAAGTAAATGCTCTTCTAATCCCTGGTCCATGTTCCTGTAATGCTTCTTCATGAGGCAATGCTTTATGCATACCGAATTGATTAGGCTCCCACAAATGAAACCTACACAATCGTCCCAAGAGAGTTCGAATTTGACCACGCTCTTGGGCACGATTGGAAGCACTATTCATTAACTGCTTAACGAAGGGAACTTTAGCGTGGTATTGATCGAACAATTCTACTGCCTTGTCTTTTGATACACCAAGTTCGGCCTGGAGTTTGGCTTTACCCATACCATAAAATAATCCAAGATTAATTACCTTGGCTTGTGATCTTGGAATCTTTGCCATATCTGCTACGACCTGGTGAAAGTCCGTTGAGGTATCATTTTCATAATTATCTATAACGTCATTTACAGACGGAAATTTGTGTAAAGCTGCATAATGCACTACCAACCTAGGCTCTTGCTGAGAATAGTCAAAACTACCCCATCTATGGCCCTTCTCGGGTATAAAAATAGACCTAATCATAGGTCCAAGATCCTTATTTCTGGCTGGAAGCTGCTGTAAATTAGGATTCGAATAAGAGAATCGTCCTGTTACCGTTCCACCTTGATCGGATCTAATTTGATTTATGTCAGCATGGATCCGACCTTTATGTTCATGTTTAATTATGGTATCTATAAATGTAGTATGAGCCTTATTAACTTCTCTAGCTTGAGCAATCATTCTAACTACAGGATGTTCATGATTCGAAATAAAATTTTTAGTAAAAGAAGGTGCCTGTGATTTCGCAGTTCTTTCATAAGGTAAACCAAGTTTGTCAAAAACTTTGGCAACACTTCTTGCTGCCATTAATTGAACATCTATTCCTGTTTCTATTTTTATTTGTTGGCGCAAGTTATCTTCTTGTACTGTTAGTGCTTGCTTCAGCATATGAGCTCTTTCAACGTCCACTCTCACACCAAGAAATCTCATGTCTACCAGACAAGGAAACAGATCTGTCTCGAGTTCAAAAATAGACTCAACATCTTGATGTAATAATTCTTTTTTAAATATTTGCCAAAGTTCTAACGTAAGTTCTGCATCTTTCTCTGCGTAAGATCCAACATACATTGCTGGCAATTGCCACATATCTGCTTTAGGATCTAATCCTCTAGACTTTGCTTCTTCATTCAGTGCAGATTCATTTTTACCATGACCTAAATAATCCCAAGACAAACTATTTAAATCAAATCTAAATCTATTTTCATCAATCAATGATGCTGCAATCATAGTGTCTACTATCTGTCCATTAATTTTTATACCCATAGCTTTGATCCAACAGACATCGTACATGGCGTTGTGAAATATTTTTATAGCATCTGATTCACAAACATCTTTGAACCACTCTAAAGTTTTTTTACGATCCATGTTTGGCCCTGATCCGTGAGCAATTGGAAAATAAAATTTTCTACCAGGTACAGCAACCGCAATACCTACGACTTCACCATTACCAATAATAGATCCACTACCTTTAGATTTTAAATCAGGATCTCTTGTCTCTAAGTCAATTGCAATCTCGTCGTATTTTCTTAGATCCGGATATTCTTCCGGTTCATTCCATTCTGTCTGTGCTTCAAATAGAGGTACTTTCATTTTTGTAATACGTATTTCTTTTCTATTATTTTATTTAATCTATCTTTATTACTAAATGCATACAGAGCTGCGCTGTAGTCATGAGGAAATATTTCCCAATCAACTAATCTATTATAAATTTCTAAACGAAACTTATGTTTGCTTACTGTAATATTTTTAGTTTTTAAATTTCTATTAGGCATTACTTTTTCTTTTTCATGTCGTTTATTTTTAACATCTCTAATTGACAGTAGTGTACTATCTTTTTAAGATCTTCAATACCGCCTTTTCTCTGATAACGACAAACGTACTTCACAACGTTGCCCTGGAAAAAACTCAAGTCGTTTTTAGAAATAAACTCATAAGGTTGAATAGGAAACTTTGTATAGTGATTCCCGCCTACCTGAGTGTATTGTGGAAATGATTCTTTAAATATATCTTCTGATGTCATAATTGATATCCCTTTCGTTCTATTTTTGCTCTCATTAAATATAAGTTTCTTTTTGCTCTCGTGCAGCCTACATACCACACTCTGTGCTCTTCGTCACGCTTTATTATACTTTTAGTAATAGCTTCTCTTATCTTTTTAGCATTGTCTAATACTAAAATTACGTTCTCACATTCACCTCCTTTTGCAGCGTGAATAGTAGATACTTTGATTCGTGCATCATCACTTAATCTTTCTTTATTTGACAACATTAATCTTATATAAATTTTGTCATCAGCTGGTGCATTATCAAAACATTCAAACCATTTTAAATCTTTTTTTAGTTCTCGGTTACCCATGTATTCTTTTATATCTTCTAGTGCAGTGTCCGATACCTCTTCACCATTTAACCATTTGCTATGATTAATAATTGCTTTGTAAAGTTTTGTATTGTAACTTTTTTGATGTCTGTTTTCATAATACAAACCTTTTACTTTTAAAAGGTCACATACTTCTTTAGCTCTAGACAAAGTCCTAGTTAAAATTAACCACTTGTCCTGGTGAAGATCTACATTCTCTAAGCTATTGATTTTACTACACAATCCTTCTTCATCTCTTGGTAAATAATTTTTAGTTGCTCTAAGTCCTGCGATTCGTGCAGTGATAATTTCTGACACATCTTGTACTGCTCTTGGAATCCTTCGAGATCTTGACAATACTTTTTCTGTAGCAGGTTCTTGAATGAATCTATCTACATCTGCTCCGGCCCAGCCATAAATTGCTTGGTCATCATCACCAGCTAAATAAATATTTTTTGATTTAGATTTTAATATGTCATACAGTTTCCATTGTATGGGTGATAGATCCTGAGCTTCATCAATAAAGACTACATCAAAGTTTGGAACTTTGTTTGGTTGCTGCACGATGTCATGAATCATATCAGTAAAGTCTACTAAGTTATTTATATCTGGATGTTTGTAATGATTGTAGTTTGCTTCAATATGTTTTAACAAATCAGGTTTCACATTTGTTGAATGTTCTCCTGTGCAATACTCATCCCATACTGCAATATCCTTTTCTTTTGCTTTTAAAATAATTTGAAAGTATTCGTTATCACAAGTTAAGTAAGGTGAAGCGTCAGCATCTTTTTTAGCGTTAACTCTTATACTTAATTCTTTTCCAAGATCATTATAGTGATAATCCTGCATAACGTTTTCTTCTCTAAGTCCTAGACTATGAAAAGCTAAAGAGTGTAAAGTTTGAAAATATCTAAGTTGTTTCTTTTTATACTCAGGATTTTTCTTAAGCATTCTATCTCTTGCTTCATGAGCTGCCTTACGTGTAAATGCAAAGTAACCTATTTTATTTACTGGAGTACCTACTCTTATGTAGGCCATGGCTCTTCGAATTAATTTTTCTGTTTTCCCTGTACCTGGAGGGCCATAAATCTTTGTAACCTTTGTCATTAAAGAATATCTTTTTTACTCTTCATTGGTAAAATCTCTATTTCATTTTCCTCTTTTGTAAAATTACTCATAGGGATTTTTACACATCTTACTGGATTGTTTGATTTTTTCTGCGTAGGTTTTTTAGGATATCTTTTGCCATGTCCTAATTCTGCTTTGAAAAAATCTATTAACATTTGTCCTGTCTTATCTATTTTAACTTTCCACTCTTTATTTTTTAAAAAATTATAAAATGGATCGTATACAAAATAAGCAAAGCCATCTGTATCTATTAATGTACTACCACTTCTGAATGCAGCATCACTTACAGCTGGAACACCATAGACATAATCTTCTAAATGTTTATGTAATATTTCTTTTGGTGATGTACCTGGAGGAGCTTTTTCTATTTTCATTCCTTGCCATAGATTGTCTAAAATTGTTTGCATGTCATCGTCTTTTATTCGTGGTGGTGGAACAGGAGTATGAGCACCTATTAAACGTCTAAGTTTTTCTTGGTCCATCATATAATTAATATCTTTTGCAATTATTTGCTGCGT